TAATTGTGTATGGTAGATACAGCTACTAACGATAGCTGTATCTAAATATAACCATACACGGTGTGTTCTCCACCGTCAAAGGAGGTGATCCTATGACAGGAGCACAAATGAGATATTTTAATCTCAACGCAGGTTATAAAGCTAATTTTGCGCTAAAAGTAAGATTAGCTTTATCTGTGGTACACAATTATGAGAATGGTAATTCAAAAAACTATTCTCATAATGAGTATATGGACTGCTTATCCTTTATCGAAGGATTAGAACCATAATACTCTAAATAAAACAATGTGTAGAAGAGGTTCGCAGCCTCTTCTACATAATTGTTTTATTTTTTGTAAAAAATTAAAAGTCTTCTAGTTCAGACATAGCTTCTTGTACAGCATCAACGATTTCTTCAGTAACACCTTCATCATCAGAGTCACTGTCATCTTCTGTACCAGCATCATTCATTAATTCGATTTCAGCTGCATCATTTTCATCATCAGCATAGATATCGATCTCTTGAGGTTCTAAACCTTCAACTGCATCAATGTCATCACCATCGTTATGAGTATCATCTAATTCTACATCAGAGATAGCATCAGTTACGGTATCAATAACATTATCAACTACATGATCATCTGCACTACCAGATTTAACAATATCAATTACAGCAGTAGCATCACGGTCTAAGTCTTGTCTAATTACATCAGCCATTGTTACAAAGCTCCTTTTTAATAAAAATCATCATAATCATCATCGTAATCGTCGTCATCATCGATTTCTTCACCATCAATAACACGATCAAGATTGTTATCATCTACATCATCTAAGTAATTAGCTGTGTAGTCATCACTTGCAGGATCTACATCAACATCACCACGATGAGTATCGTCAATTAATAGATCCAATGTAGTATCTTCACTTAGAACGTCTAGAAATAGTTCACCTTCTAGATCCTCTAGGAAGAATCGGTCTAAATCATTCATATTTTTTAACCTCCATAAGGACTATGAAATTATGAATATGTTGGACTTACCCTCTTTTAGCTATATCTGTACTAAGCTGATTACACTTATCCATTAAGATATAGATAATGACTGGTAAGTAATAGAATAATTCATTTAGAGGTCTATCATAATTGAACTCTTCTAGTTCTCTTAGAACCTCTTCTGTGAAACGTTTATCGTTTCTACGTAAGAAATATTCTATAAGAATATTCTTATAGAACCCTGGTTCAGTTCTATCATAAGCTTCTGCTTGTTGGATACGTCTTACTGTATCATCATCATAAGCACTGATAGGATAATAAGCACCAGGTCTGTACAAATGTACGTAATAGTATTGCTCTAGACATCTAGCTAGCATAGAAGTTTGGTCTGTAACTAATGTAGCATTAAGATTAGGGTTACAGATAATATCCACTTTACCCTTTTCTACAGCATATTGGAATGTACGCTTATAGTCTAATGGGAAAGTCTGTGGCATATATAGTTGGTGGTCCATAAATAAGTATGGTAATTCTGGAGAGTTCATACAATCAGTGCGTAATATAAACTCTATCATGAAAGGATCATAGAAATTGCGATCATCATACTTAAAGATGTATGCTTGAGTTCTATCACTATAGAAGTAGCTTCTAAAGATAGCTCTCAAACTATTACAGATATTTTCTAATCTAGTGATATAATCATAGTCTGTGCTTCTAATAAGCATAGATAGGTTAGTACCTTGGTTACCGACAACCATTTCATACTCATCTGTAGCTAAGTTATCTAGCTCAGTAGTATCTGCATCCATAAGACTTAGTTTATAGCTAAGCTTATACATATTAGCACCATTAGGCATAGTGTCTAAAGATACAGCTGTAATCTTAAATACAGCTTTATCTTTCATATGGTTAATGATGAAATAGTCTTGAGGGAATGGTTTGAACGCATTAGGTACTAAGTAAGCATCTCCTTCTACGGAACTACCTTCAGCACCAAAATCACCAGCATCAATATCTATGGCAATTCTATCTATACCAAATAATACTACATCATTGATCTTATTAAATCTAATGCTACTATCTTTATCAGTAAAGCTATACATCATAGCTGTACCTTCATCGATAGTTGTCTTTTCAGTATTGATATTATAATACGTTACTGTAGTCGGAGCCTTATCTATGAATGTATAGAAGTTATTATCAATTCTATCGACCATACTATTTGTCATTGAGTTGACAGTATTGATATAGGTCTTATTGGCTATTTTACCCATAGTTATTCCTCCTTGTGTACGATTACCTATCTGTTAAAGACAAAAAATAAACCCAGTATGAGGTATTATCCCCATACTGGATTAGAATAATTCACATTCTTCATTGATATCACTTAATGGTACACCAAAGTCTTTCTTCTTCTTATTGCTATGGAAATATACATCTCCAGTGAAATAGAATCCATGTCTTTTGATATAAGACTTAGTGACTTCTTTAGATATTGTACCAGCATCATCATTATCAAAGTAGAAATGCCATTCCATATTGAATAAGCCATATCTACTAGCTAGATATTGTATAGCTGATATATAGTTAGAACCAGATGTAGCTAAATATATACCAGGTTCTTGATTACGTACGTTGAAGAATATAGACATTATATCAAATTGGCCTTCTGAGAGATGAATTTTAATAGGCCCAGTGGGTATACTAAGGCAACATGGAATTGTGTAGCTTTTGACCATTTCATCGTTCCCAGACATATTGATTATAATGTATCTGGGAAGTTCATTATCATAAATATGACGTAAAACTATCCCAGATTGGTCTGCTGTAACGAATCCAATGTACTCATTATTGAGTATAACGAAATCATCATCAGTCATTCTCTTATACTTACGTATCTTATAATATATAGCATCATTTGATAAGTCAAATACTATACGACTATCTATATATCTCTGTATAGGATAATTCAATCCTAAACGACCATTAAGATAATCAAGTTTCTTCTGTATAATCTCATTAGGTAGCTTATTACCACTTTGCATGAAATTATCATACAGCTTATTGTAATTTATACTAGAGTAGTTTCTCTTCTTAGTATACGTGGAGTGATCAGAGTTCTCTCTTACTTCTTGGTTATAGATATTGACTTCCTTAATGATACTAACATCTCTTACACCAAGTTTCATTAAGATCTCTTGATCAACTATACCACGTTCATTACATTTAAAGCAATTATACATAATAGGTTTGTCTTCTTGGACGCTAATATATAAATGCTTCTTACTAGCACTAGACGTATGTCCACAATATGGACATCTAGCTACTAGTTCTTTTCTTTGGGCTGCAAACATTGAGCCTTGTATGCTATCCTTCAATAGCTCTTTCAAACTATAGATGTCCATATCATTGAACCTTTTATTTTTATGCCTCTTTTATTAACCATTCAATGTATTTACTGATTGTACCATCTAAAATACGTTGTATAGATTGGAGACCTTTAATCATAGCATCCGCATCATTAGTGAATTTAGCACCAGGGAATTTCTTCTCAATGCCTTCACGGATTTCTAATATACCTTCCCCAACCTTATTTAGGTCAAGTTCTTTAACATGATATTCTTTATCTAAGAAATCTTCCAAATCAGAAAAGATTTCATATAATTGATTGTATTCAAAGTACTCAAATAGATAACCAATCACATATAGAGATTCGTTAGTAATAGTATAGTCTATCTTTGCGTCATACCAGACACCATTGTCTGAATATGTCCACCAATCATCTTTTATTGGTCTATAGATTTCACCATTGTATTCAAATTCAAATATACTACCTTGACTACATTCATAGTCCCAGTATAGTTCATTGATTATACTACCTATTTTATCTTGTACTAATTTTAATCTTTCTGTGAATTTCATGTTTTTTACCTCAATTGATTCTTAACGTAGTTTATCAAATGCCTTACTAAAGCACTCAAATAAATTAATTAACACTTTTGCATTAGATTCATTTACCTTATAGTCGTATTCTTTAGCAATCCAATCTACTACATCAAGTACATCTTGACATAGTGTAAGGAATGTAACACCTTCACCAGGGAAGTCGTCATTAAAGAATACGTCTAATATGCATAATGAAGATGCTCCTTCGGCGAAACTATACCAAATAAGAGCTTTCAATCTACAAAGTCTATATAAAGACTTAGTATACGATTCTACTGTTTCTTCACGACCTTTGAAATTAGTCAAAGCTAATCCATTAATTGTAGTTTTGAATTCATAAGTATCGCCATCTTTTACGATGCTTAATACATCCTCTAATAGATCGAGCATATCTTGAGCATAATCATCAAAAGACGATTCAATTTGTGCAATCTCTGCTAATTTACTGTAACTCATTATCTACTAGCCTCCGTATATATGATATCAAGATCTAATAATGCTTTATGAGCATCTTCTAGTTTATTAGAGATATCTACATTATATGCTGCTAATATAAACTTTTCAGCATTAATTAAGATGTCGTTGATATCTTTAAATGTAATATCTTTTCTATCCATGGATAGGAATCTTATTCTACCATAATCACTAAATAGATCATATAGTAAATCGTAAGCTACACCACTCGAGTATGCATCGATATCATCATAGAATAGATTGATATAATCAAGAAATCTAATAGAGTCTATTAGAGCATGATACACTTCAATCTCAGAAGTTATCTTTACAATGTCTTCACGTATAGCATTACCGACTTCTTTCTCACAAATAAGAAAGATATTATTGTCTGTAGTTCCTCTGGATGTGAATCTACAACGGATATCATCTTCTACTGTAACTGTAAATGGATTTTCATCCATTACGTATGATAAAGTCTTTAATGCAGTCTTTACTTTCTTATCAATAGCGGTCTGTTTATCAAAATAGCTATAATACATGATCATTACCAACTTTCTTTATCAATAATACTAACTAGCATTGGGTTATATAGATTATTGATAACTCGTTGAAGAGTCATTATAACTCTTTCGAATTCTTCAGAAGACACATCAAACTCTACATTAGGGAATTTTTTCATAACTTGTACACGGTAATCATGCAAAGCATCAGTAATTTGAGATGCATCTACTTTACCAAGACAATCGCTCATAGTATCAGCCATAGCTCCAATAAATTCTTCAAAGCTATTATAGCTGATATCATTTAGAATCATTAGCACTTTATGAATACTAAAAGTATCAATCTCTTTGATATTGACAGTTGGTGGTGCAAATCTTTTAGTATTATCTTCTGACTCATCTTTATAATAGAAGTTATCATCAGTTCTATAATCTACCCCTGTAGGCCAGTATGCTACATCGCCAACATGGAAGTCTAGTAGATTGGTAAAATCATCATCATATACTTCATTAATATATTCATATAAGAAACAGCAGTATTCGCTGATAAGGTCTCTAGCATCATTGTAATCGTTATATCTACTACCAATTACAGAGTCTAATTGTTCTAGTTTATCAGTTACTGATCTTGATTTCCTTCTATCCACAAATACATTAGATAAAGCGGTTAGTTGTTGCCTAGTTTTTGTTTTTAGAATAACGATAGCTGCATTATCACTATCTTTATATGCTTCATCATATTTTACAAAGAAGCTTACTGCTTCATCTGCCAATCTGAAACATTCTTTACTATTAAACTTTCCACCAGGGATATTATCTATAGCTACTTTTAGACTTTTATATCTAGGGTTAGCTGGTGTATTCCAAGTAACAAACCGTTCGATATGATAAGTCAACCAATATACTTTGTCAATGAACTCTAATACATTACCTTTGATTAATACTTTCTTTGTACCAATGTATTGTATAGGTTCATTGTTTTCATCAGTGCCAGAGGCACTACTATGGCCTCCGACACCTTTTAAGATTTCGCTTTTAACGAACTCTCTAAAACCACGACATCTTCTGACTACGTCACTGATATAGTCGTCACTTTCAAATAATTTACCATACATAATAGGTCTCCTTTACGATAAAACAATTAGCATTCTGAAATCTATCCAATCATTAATACATAACGTAAGAACTCATCATTGATTACATCAGAGTTAGACATGATAGGTGCACCAGTGTTCTCTTGATTATGATAATCAATACATGTGAACTTAGATGATAGGATAGTAGCTAAAAGAGCCATAATATAGTTCTCGGTTTTCTCGCTCTTATATCTGTCAATAAGCTTTCTATACTCAGGAGAAGATTGAATCTTAGTAGATTCTTTCTTATTAACTGAGTTACGATTTACACGTTTAACTACTTTACCAGATAGAATAGCTGCCATAGTATATAGGCCCTTTTCGCATAATATTTTTCTACTAGCTATAATAAGTTTGATATAGCCAGTTAGAGTCAACGACTTTAATGCAGATGGATCTCCAAAGTATCTTAAGAATAAGTAGCTAACTAATTCCCGTTGTAGCTCATTTACCGGAGATACTGCATCTTTAGATAACTCTTTTTGATAATAAGCTATTTCTTCAGGGTCAAATGGACCAAACTCATTATCAATAGTTTCCATAACCCGTTCATAGTTAACTTGGTTATGTAATAGTAATGACTCATTTCTTTTACTCATATGAGCTTCAAAGATATCTAAGTCACTACTGCTTTCATCATCACGTTTATCATGATTAAATCTATTGAAGACATAATCATACTTACCATCTACTATCTTAAAGCTCAATGTCTGTTCGATACTAGTATGGTTAAAGTGAACTACGTTTCTGATGTAAGTGTATTTTGGGAATAACTGAATGATTACGTTGTTTAAGATATTGGCTGCTTGTTCATGTACACCAACAGCTGCAATCTCCAACTTAACCCATAACTTAGTATTCCGTTTATAGTTAACCATTACACCATTCATTACTGTTTGGTATAACTTATTAACTAAATCCATTTCTGGATGCATTTCACGAAGAAGAATATTGTAGAAGTAGATTAAGAACTCATCAATATTCGCTACTTGTCTATGAAATGCAAAATGTGTTAGTAATGGAATAAGTATAACTTGGAATAGACTTACTTCCATCATAGCATGGACGTGTTGGTTATTGTAGTTTAATACAATATTACGTCCTTCACCATCGAATGAACGAAGCTCTAATACACAGTTAGCATCATTCATTTCTTTAACTTTCTTACCAATATTAGAATCCAGGATTAATCGTCTGATATCCCATTCTAGATTGGCTTTGTTATATTGCGGATATGCATCCATAGTTGCTTTGATGTATGCATATGCTGCTAATAACTCATGCTCAGGGTCATAAAACTTTTCAAAGTAATTGATATACTTACAAAAGTGCTCCTGCATGTCAAAATTAGCTTTAGGAATGCTATAGCCTCGTTTAGATTTTAGGTTAAAGATATCCAGATGCACGTTTAATTCTGGATCTTGTCCTAACTTCTCAGCTATAGGCATATATAAAGCGGAAGGTATTTTCTTTACAATTTCATCTTCTGGTAGTGGATCCCATCTATCCACCAAAGGAATATTATTACTGCCTTTTACAAATAAGTGCGGTTTTATCACCTCCATAGTTAACTTATTTGGGTCTAGTACTTTACTTTCGACCTCAAATGGTAGTTTGGTAAACATCGACATTCTGTAATCTTTTAGTTTCTCAGATGCTTGCATTTAATATTAACCTCCCTAATACGTGCACAGATATAATATATCATTATATCTTACTTTCGTTTGACAGATTTTGTTGATTTTGTGCTACGTATTGACTTACTTGCTTTACTAATTCCAACTCTCTTTGTATTACCTATGGTTTTAGACGAACCACGATCTCCACGAGCAGTGGATTTCCCTGTTGATTTAGAAGTGGTACGCTTAGTCTTAGTACCATATTTCTTTTGCTGTTTTACACGTTCAGCAATTTTAGTCTCAGCATCAGTAATCTCTTTAAGATTTACTGTACCATCTTTATATTTACCCTTTTCAGTAAGCTTATACTTATTGATAGTCAAATACCCAAAGTATAATATCTTAGCATAGTTAATTACTAGATTAGGGTTAGTTGTTTTAGGTTTATCACTAATAGCTTCTGAACTATACTTCTTCTCTAGTTCAGGAATAGTTAAACCATTCTTATGATATGCATAAGAGAATGTGTATGTAAAAGCTGGGTCATTACTAAAGAATTGTACTTTGTAATCTTCTAGCTTAGTATCATGCTCATCACCAGCTTTAACTGGAGAGAATTTATATATAACGTCATAAAAGAATCTAGGGATATTCTCTGATGGTATCTTCATGATACACCAGAAATTGCCTTGTTTATCTTTTATGGCAGAGTATTCAATCTTATTATTGTAGTCTACTAATACCTTAAAGAACTTCAATGAGTACATAGATGTCAATGCCGTTCTATTACCAGCAAATGATGCACCTGTACCAGATGGGTTCTTAATATATTGACGTAGAGTCATTATCTTTTTAGCCATAATAATTCTCCATCATAAACTACCGTAGGTTAGAGTCAGTGACCCTAACCTTGATAGCTGTTCGTTTATTTATTTTTCTTCAGATTTCTTCTTTTCAATTTCACGTATAGCATCATACATATTATTCGAAGCCTCTGGAGTCAAGAACTGATTACATGTGATAAGAATAGTCATCAATTTGGAAATGATAGTCAATACTGCAATGTCAGAACGAATAGAAGTAACTACGTCTTCAGAACGTTCACCTGTAGTAATATCAATAGGCATTCTAGGTAATAGTTTATCTTCACCACCTAGAGCTGCAACCATCATTTGATGTACAATACCTTGATATTCATATTCACTATAGCTTTCATGAATTTCAGAACGTTTAGTACCATATAGTAATGCTACAAGATCCAAGTAAGAGTTATAGATAATAGAAGAGATAGCTGCTTCTAATGTAGGATTTTCATCAAAGGCATTACCATATTTCTTATATACATCTTGAGCTGCAAATAACCCTTCAAGATTAGATGCATAACCAAAACCATGTATAGCTGCAGACATACAGTTTAGTACAGCATCTTCAGCAGCATCAAAACGATTATCACGTTCTTCTTGTGTAGACCCGCCAATATATAAGTCTAATGTATTAGCTTTAAGAGAGTTAAGTCTACGTTTAAGTGTACCAAGAGTATTTACATCTTGACCATCACGTTTAGCTTCAGCAACTTCACGTTCAGCATGGTCAATCATACCTTGATATAAGTCACTATATTCTGTAGTACCTTGTTTGTACATTTCACAAGGATTGATGATTTTAGTTTTGCTGAAATCAGAGATTACAGCATCAGCACAACCAAAGAAGTCATGTACTGTTTCATTAGTTGGTGCAAGACCTTGTTTTTGTTCTTCTTCTTGAATGGACAAGTCTACATACTTCTTGATTGTCGTAGCATTACATAGACGAGCTAAGTCAAGAATCATGTTCTTATCTGTAATATTAGGTACAAATAAGAATGGGATTTGAATACCAGCAGAACGATATTTATAGATAGCTTCGGTTACAGCATCCATTGTAGTATCAATATCACGAGTAGTTCTAGGACATAGAATCACTGTAGGAATCATACCCTTAATATCATTAGCTTTGATTGGGTCCATAATATTACGCATGATAATATTTTGTACATAACCAATCATTTCTGGTGTATCTACAGGGTCTTCAAAGAAGTAGATTTGTGGATGATTTAATTCAGCAAATCCTTCTTTGTTATTTACATAGACTTTATCACCATAACCAGTGTTAATAGTCATACCGTCATATGTGCGAGTATAGTCTTCATCGATAGAAGAGTGTTTAACTGTGATAAATACTTCATTACCCATCTCTTTATAGATATTAGCGATGATAAGAGATAAGTCTTCATCACCATTAGTAGAGATTTTAGCAATACGATACATATCATCAGGAGTAGCTTCTTTAGCTCGAGATACAATAAGTTCATTAATCTCTTTTACGATAGCTTTGAATGTACGTTCAATCATAACTGGTGGTACATTATTAAGCTCATCATCATAAATCTTGATATTTCCCGCTCCATTTGTTGCCATGAAGTTAGGTTCTTCTTTGGTAACAAAACGTTTGTAAATGTTGTACGCAAGAAGTGTTGCAGAGGTGGTGCCATCACCTACTTCTTTGACAACGTTATTAGTCAAATCAACCATAATGTCTGCTAGACTACTTTCGATTTGACCTAAGAATTTAATATTCTTAAGAATAGTATTACCATCTTTAGTGAACTTAGGTGTAGCGTCAGTTTGCATAATCTGAGTAGCACTACCATAAGGACCAAAAGAGGTTAATATAGAATCACGGATAATCTTTAACGTTTTAAGATTAGTTTCGTGTAGACTATCTTTAGATACGATATTAGAAAGAATTTGCATCTTTCCTCCTCCTTAATTTATACAGGTTTAACCACTGAAGAATATATGTCTACTGTAAATATTGCATTATCATCACTATACTCTTCCATAAATTCTAAGTCAGGACTTTCTTCTTCAACTATAGTGGTTAGATTGAATCCATAATTAGCTAAAAATATAGTCTTTCCTTCAACTCTAGGTGTTATAAGTCCAACTGTATCTTTATCTTTTATATATAAAGCATCATAATCATTACGAGCTATCTCTTTTGAATCAAATACTCTAATCAATGGAGATAGTTCTCTTACAATAGCTTCTTCTTTCTTATTATTAACTATAACCCCGATATCAGCTACAGCACCATCAGACTTAATCAATACAGAAAAGAACTTATAGAATTCTGTAAAGTATATATTACGTCTGAGATACAATTCCATAGAGAACTCTTCTTTAAGTTCTTCATATAAAGAATCAGCAGAATCTCTATATTCTGGTTTAAGTAGTATATAGATAGGATTCTTCTCTGTTCTAGTAAGAAGAAGCAATCTAAGACTTATAGGGTCTTCTTCTAATACTGTATCAAAGTATTTAGATTTACCATAATATCTTTGTATTAGAGTTGCTAATGTATAATCCAAATCAAATAGCATCTCAAATTCAAAGATTGCTTTTATTTCAGACATAATAATACCTCATAGGATAATAGGGAATAGTCTTAGACCATTCCCTATATCTTTTCTATCTATTATAAGTCATCTAAAGAACCGTTAGAGAACCCACCAGAGTTATTCATAGTATTAGAACCAGAAGAACTATTACCATCACCAGATAAGTCATTCAATAATTTACCAACTGGAGAGTAGTCATATACTGCACGAGCAGATGCATAAGCACTACCATAAGCCATACCATTATAGAAGTCTTCTAAGATAGTAATTAAGTTTTCTAATTCAATGTATTTGTAATCATCTGTATTGTGTTCACCATCCATATCATCACGATTGAAGTTGTGTACACCGAAATAGTAATCAGCATTGATTTCATAGAAGATTTCCATTTCAATTTTAGATGCATCATCAGAGAACTTACGAATTGTAATGCATGGGAAGTCTGCTTTAGCCACTTCAAATTCTTCACCAGTGGATACAGTTACAAGTGTTTTACCTGTAGTTACACCAGCAGATTTAATAGCACCATTAGCATCAATGAACTTACGGATTTCATTAGCTAAGATACGTGCTTTAACTGGTGTCAAGAATGCATCAGCACGGTTGTCACGGTCCATTGTATAGTACTCACCATTGTTACCATTAGACTTAACTAAATGAGCAATAGTAAGTTTAAGCATATTATTCCAATAAGAAATATCAATACCAGTAGGTGCTTTATCCTTGTTACCATCTGGCATACGGAAACGATAACCACAGTATACGTTTACAGAACGATTGTTGCTACCATTACCAGCTTTACGTGTGTTAAATAATGATTGTCCTAGAGCCATTTTAAGTTTCCTCCTATAGAAAATCTAACTTAATTTTGATTACGAATGTGTTATACTAGTTATAATTTCCTACTTAGATAAA